CTCGTCCCTGTTTCTTTGTTCTTTGTGGAAGCGAGGCTTGCCTTGGTCATCTTCCTCAATTACCTTCCTGGACCCTTGGTTGGCTTTTGTGTTTCTTTTACCAACTGGCTTCCGGCTTACCTTCGATCCTTGATGGACGTATACCTTTTGTCGACTTCTTTCGACCCTCAACCTGTTTTGTTAAAGGCCAATGCTGATGATGTTTTAGTCGAAGAGATTTTGACTCAAAATGAAGTCGACTCGTCTCCTCCTGCTACACTCATCAGTCAAAGGACTGACCCAATTCAGCTTCCTATTTCTTCTTTATCCGCTTTCAGGACGTTTTACACTAAACTGCATCCTGGGGTTTTACCTTCCATTTGTTTAATTATGATCTTCTCTATTGTCAGGTGGCTGGTCCGGAAGCTTCTTGGGGTCTTTTCGCTCCTTGCGTCTCTACCTTTAAGGATTTTCGACGCCCTTATTTGGGCTCTCGTTCCTTTTCTGTTACCGTCCCGAGTGTTTGACGGTTATTATGTTGTTATTAACTCTATTTATCTTGAGAATAAATCTGCTTTGAAAGTGCTCTCTCAGGACATCGTTCGGCTGTTCAGGTTTCTTGGACTTTCTTCTATTATCGCTATGGACCATTTCGGCGTCCTATTCGACAATCAGAACGTTTTGACCCCTGAAGAACTCCATGAGTTGGCTGGTGCCTCTTCGTCGCAATTTAGGGATAGGCTAGCCGGGGGGAAGGATTTAAGCTCTTCCCTTAGCAGTATTTTTATCTCTAAACTCGTTATGATTACTCGTCGACGTGCCCTGAAGTTTGTCGATGCCATGGACAATATCAGGTTGCCCGAGTTCATCGGTTCACTTTATAAGCCCGCCGATATAGAGATGATTACTTCTACGTACCAGTTCCTTGAGGACGCTGGTATTTCTACCCTCCCTGGATTTAAAGAGTCACTAGGTGATCCTACTGATTCTCAATACCTTGCTGAATGGGGTAGCTGGAAAAATTGGCTTCTTTCGAGTTCTAACTTTGCCATGGGCTATTTTACTCCAGATTTGGCGTTGCAACCTTGGCTGCCCGCTGAGGAAATTGATCCTGACGTTCCAGGTTACCGGCACACTTCCTCTTTCACTGGGGTTCTTGAAGAACTCCGTTCCACTGCACGTTACTGGACCGGGCAAGAAAAGAACGTCGTCCGTGAGGGTTTCGATGATGTTCTGGATGGGCTTTGGTCCGTCGTCCGTGTCCAGTACGCGAATTCTCGATTGGCCACGTTTACTGAGGTTTACAATAAATGGGTCAAAAAGTTCAACTTCGCTTTCGGGGTGGGACGTTTTTCTTACGGCAAAGTCCGTCAGTCGACCCGTCAACAAGTCATCGACTCTGTTGGCGGGAAGGCTAAATTTCTTAAAATTTGGGCTCAGGTTTTCCGTGAAAACGTTAAGCTCGCAATTCCTTCTCCTGTTTTCACCAAGTTTGAGACTTTGAAGCTTAAGAAGTTCCTTTCTCGCTCCGTGCGCACGGTCGTCGGCTCGTCCTTTGACGAGTACGTCCGTGCCACTGTTTTTAATTATCATCCCAACCATAATTATAAGGTTTGGGAGACTCCTGCGAAAATTGGCATGCCGATTAATGGCCAGAACTTTGATAAGCTCTGGACGTCCCTCTTGGGGCGTGATCGCATCTTCGCTGGTGACATGACGGCCTTCGATTCTACCCAAACTCCTCTTGTCGTCAAGCTCTGCGCCGAAATTCGCAAGAAGGGCTATTCCATCCATAAGGATTCAAATAGGATTTGTACCCTTATTGACATAACCTACGACAAGTTGATAAACACCCCTCTTGGCTTCAAGAATTTTGGTGATATCGGGTTCAAGGCGCAGGCGCCTTCTACTGGCCATTCCTCCACCGGTGCTGACAATTCATTGATGCTAGACATCAATTATCTTTTTGCCTGGCGTTCTGTCACTGGCCTTCGTGCCCGTGAATTTTTCAATTTCAACACCTTAGCGAACCTTGGCGATGACCATGTTCTTGGTTATGATCCTGTCTTCGGATGGTCACCTGAGGCTGCCATGCTAGCCATGGCACGTCTTGGCACCATCATGCGAGATGAGGCTCCTGGTGTCCATTCTCTGCCTACTGTCACTGGCACTCCTCCTCCTGGAGGGTGGAGGGAATCTCCTTTTGGCTTTCTTGCCAAACATCCCTTGCCCTTGACTGCGGATATTAAGGCAGAACTCGTCGCTGCTGGTGTTAAGGCAAAATTGAATTTTGCGACTTGTCATTCTCGAACTAGGCTGGTTGGCAAAATTAAGGGGCAAGTCCTCGCTAAAAACGCCCGTAATTCCTATCGTTCTTACCGGGTTCTTCTTAGTTATATTGATTATACCTTTCATCACAAGGATCTTTACGACACCCTTGTTGGCCAGGCTGCCACTTATTATAAAACACATCATGGCCAATGGGTGAAGCAAGGACTTTCGCCCAAGCAAGTCCCATTACCTCCTTCTTATAATGAGGTCCTTCGTAAATGGTATAATAAGGACGTCACCTATGAGGCCGAGGCTATTCCTGAAGATGTGGATACTATTGATGGCCTGGAGACCATCACTTCTAATGGGGCTAAGTACATCAGGATCGTCACAAACCCTGATGCTCTAGGAACTTTCGTCCGTTGGGTCTCTGATTTTCCCACAATGTTGTCCCCACGGTATACGAACTCCCGTTGGGCTGATTGGCTTCAGAAAACTTTAGCTGATTCTATGGCCTGGCCCCTTTCTTTCATTTCTTCTTCTAATGGTCTTCAATTCGACCCTTATGCCGCTAAGAAGTTGCTTTCACGGACACCATATGCTTTTTTGAGGTCTGAGTTTATCCCTCTCAACCCACTTAAGGATGTTCCTTATTCGGTTCTTCTTACTAGGCATTACCTTTATAATCTCTTGATGAGGTCATATTCTAAGAAAAGGGGTATTTCGATTTTGGATTTTGTCCGTGCCTCCGAACATTTCTTCATCAATTTTATATACCTTTTCACTGGTCGTGTTCTTAGTGTCGTAATTGAGCTCGATGTTCATATTATTGAAACCCTAGTGGTGTTTTTGCTTTCAAAGGTTGATTTCCCGATTCCTGTCGGGTTTTTAAATGAACCTTTCCCTTATGACATTCCAACTCCTTCTACTTTTCTCGCTCATTATGTCACCGTTTTAATCCGGTTCATTTTCCCTTCTGGCTCTATTGATTTCCAATCTTTCGAGGCAGCTGTTGGTCGGTTGCTGTCGTACAAGTCTCCTCCTCGCTTCATCCTGTCTGCTCCCACTGGTGTCGGGAAGTCTACTAGGATGATGAAGAAGCTTGCTGACTTGGCTCACAGAAGGGTGGTTGTTATTACACCTCGTCATCTTGTGTGTAAGTCTGTTGGGATGTTTATGCAAAATACTTTCCCTGAATGTACCGTCGGCATTTCTACCGACGGGTTCCAACCTCCTCATAATGCTAAGTTGATTTATACGACAGTGCAATCTTTCTTCATGAATGACTCTTTGCGTGCTGACCGTAACACTGTCTTTGTTCTGGACGAGGCACATCTGGATGAGCCTACTTATCATGTTGCTGTTAACTATCTCAAGTCTTGTCCCAATCCCGTCTTTTATATGACAGCCACCCCTCCAGGTCATTTGGTCGGTGAAGCTTTGGTGGTTCCGGCGGTTAATGTGCATAATGTTACTGTTATTGAACGTAACGTTGCCAATTCCAGGCAATACTTTAACCATGTTACCGCTTTTGTCTTAGACAGGCTCCCTTTTGAGAAGACCCTTGTTTTTGTGACATCACGCAAAGAGGCACGTGCTCTTGCCTCTCGTCTAGAAGGAAAATCTGTTTGTTTGCTTTCTTCTGTCGATCGAGATATTGATCCTACTGCGTCGGTCTTTATTTCTACCAACGTTTCTGATGCTGGCATCACCATTCCCGATGTCTCTGCCGTCTTTTCTATGAATTATGACATCAGAGTTTCATTGGGCGAAGAAGACCTGAATGCTGGAAATTCCTCTGTCAAGGTCGGTGAGGTTGTTTTGGGCAAAGATCAGAAGCCCGATATTTATTATGTCGAGCTTACTGACATCCTTAAAACCCAACGAAAAGGACGTACCGGCCGTACTGGCGACGGTGTCTTCTTTTATTACACCATTGTCGGGCAGGAAACCCGTAATCTCCATTATACCCTTCCTGATTACTTTTCTGCCTTGTCACCTGCTTGCACTAAGGCATTTAAATTTTTCCCTAGTGAGGTCGCTTCCCAGGTTGATTCTAGGGTCAAAGCCACTTTACCTATGTGGGATGTCCTTCCTGGCTGGACATGGACAGGCATGTACCTTACCATTTTCGCCTTCTTTTCTAAGAATGTGTATAATCCTGATGACCTCTCTTTCGAAGAGTATGTTCGTCAGGTTATGGTGCCTGTTGCCAGGACTGACGATATTGAACGTGGTTACGCTCGCGAGATCCTTGCGGGCGAGGTCCCCTTTTGTGAGGCTGACGTCCCTGTCCTTCATGACATCAACCCTGACATCGGAAATGAAGGTTATTGGGATCCTGACCCTGAGTCAGGTTTTGATCCGCCCCCGCCTGAAAGGCCTTCTTTCTCGGATAACCCTTTCGATTTTCCGGAAACGGTGGCCGACCCGACTTTTATTCGCCCTGGTGGATTCCATGACTTTTCTTCTGTTCATGGTTCGTCTCCTCCTTCCAGTCCTATGACTCGTTGGGAGGAGGACTTTGGTGCTCTAGAGGACTCTGAGTTTGAATCTTCTCTTACAAGGATTGAAGTCCCAGGTGATGGTGACCTTTGTGGTATTTATGCCCTAATTGGTTTAATCTACACTCATCGTGGGATCTCTCCAGATTTTGACACTATCCTTTATGGTGTCAGATCTATGTTTGTGAGTTTTGAGGGATCCGGACCTCCTGTCCTTAACAACTTCCCCTTGAATATGTTGACAGATTATGCCTATAAGTATTGGCATATTCGCATTACTACTGTCGGCACTGAGTTGTTCACTCGGGTTGAAACTGTTTTCCCTCCTTCCGAGTCTTTTGAGGGTGGTGTTGACGCCACCCTTTATCTTGAGTACCGGGACCCTGAGGATGGTCCTTTTGTTGAAGGTCATTATGCTTATTTGGGCCTTCCTATTCTTGATCCTCCTAATGAGCGCCATACCCTTCGCTGGTTTGAAGAGAATGACCCTGTTGATTTGTAAACCCCTGGCCTCCCTGAAGAGTTGGGTTCGAAACCGTTGACCGGTCGGAGATTGTCGTGTCCGTAAGATTGGCGGTGACCGGGTAGCCGATACGTTGGTCCTGCCCGCCTTTACCATGTTTAATGGTCCCAAAGGCATCGTCTCCCTTCATATCTCAGAGTTTTGTGGCTCTTTTTAGGGCTCCCCTAGCTGAGATGTGTCGAAGGGTGCCCAAGGGTTTGTAATATTTCCCTAAATGCGCGGTGTCTTGTTGGCATTGAAACCGCTACCCTAAATAGTCAAATGGCTTCTCTCGATTCTCAGGACTCCTACCTTCTCGTGCGATACCATGTCGTCGTAGTTGACATGGCTTGTTCCCAATGGCTTCGCTTGTTACATTGGTCTCTGTTATAACCGGCACGGTCAACCAGTTCTCAGGACACCCTACACGGTGCTTGTTTGTTGAGTTCCCATTTAATGTGCCTCGAATGTGATTGTGTGTGTCCCTATCGGGGTGATATTTCTTCGACGAGACCGCATGGTTAGGATGGAGGGGGAATTCGCGCACCTGGTAACCCTCGTGCGGTTGATCCCGTCCTTTCCCTCTGTGGCATCGAATTCATGTCCCTCCTTCGGTTGATATCACTTTTGTGTTCTTGAGGTCATTTCTGGTGAGGCTCCTCATTAGGCATCTTACCCTTCCTCTGTCTCTCATGATGACTTGTACCTGGGGTTGGTCTATGGACTTCAACCTCCTTGTTCATCGTTAAAAACAAACAGCCGGGATGAGGCATTTTATTGCCCATGGCCTATTGGATTGAGACGTCTTTGGGTTTCCCTTTTTCCTTGTTTTTCCTCTTCTACCATCCTTGCCTGTTCCCCCTTTTCTATAAAATAAAATTAAAACCCATAAAAATTTTGGGCCCTTTTAAGCACCTCCACGTGGTGGGCCTGGCTGGACAAACGCTTTCTTTTCTTTATGTATGGGTGGTAAGCCGAAACCGAACTGGTAGATAACCAGATGTAGGTGAAGTCCTCTTCCACTTTTGTGTTGTGTTATTGAGCGGGTGATCGCTCTCTTAGCACCATTGCTATTTGGTGCTTACGTTTCTTTGTAGTTCGCACCTTATATGTAGTATATATAATATTTTCAAAAATGTTTTCCTTCCTATTCCTTTTCTTAATTTATAGTAAGTTCTTTTCGCCGTACCGGCAAGGGCCCTGGCAAGCCTCCTTATGCCACCATTGATCGCATCGTTTGAAGGTACAGACCCCATTATGAGGGCCCGAGGCCTAATTAGAACGAATGCCAATGGTTCTGGATAGATCCGCCTATAGTTAATAAGGGCGTCGGTGGCAGCCTTTAATTAGGTACCTAAATGCTGCGTCAGATGTGGCCATTTCCAGATGGCTAGTAGCAACTTCTGTGTCTCGGGAGATCGGATAGGGAACATACAATTCCTGACCGAGCAGAAGCTTTCCGCCTGGTGCGGACCCGCTGAAGGTTGAGTGACATAACGTTGGTAAACCAAACCACGGGAATAGTGGCAGTGTAACGACTGAACACCGAGCGGCAGGTCCGAAAGATACAGTCTTCCCATGACGCTGGCGTGTTTTCAGACTCCAGAATGAATATCTTCAACATCCTCCAAATCATCCTTGACCTTTTCTTCCGGTACCTTCTTTGGGAGGTGGATTTCGTTTGGGCCTATGGCCCCCTATTTGTGCTCTATGGCGGGCTTTTTGCCGTCATTCTAAATATTCAGAAGAAGCCTGGTCCGGCTTCTTTCTCCCTCGCCGTCATCTGGGTCCTTGTCTTCAGGTCTTCTTCCACCTATCCCTGGTTCTCTGCGTTCGGTTGGGTCATATCCGCTCGTGCATGGGCTAAGCTCATGCATTCTTTGAACGGGAACATTGCCGGCCGCCTTGCTAAAGGCCTTTTCGTTGTGCTCCTCATTTGGGGCATTTACTCGCCAATTGCTTTTGGCGTCGAATGGGTCTTCAAAAGGTATGAGAACCAGATCGTCAGGGAGAAGAGGCTGAGGACCCTCACTCCCATGAGGGCTTGGTTGCGTCGTTGGGCCGAGGTCGGGTATTTTGGGTGGGCCTTGAGCCCTCTTATCTTTTTCCTGGTCCCGGTTTTATGGATCGTTTTGACGGTTGGTTTGACCATCAACCTTTGGGTCGCGCAGTTCCTTCATTGGAACAAGGTCCGTGCGTCCCTTTTTAAGTTAAAAGGCACGGAGGTTCCCAAACCTTCCGTTTTCTATAGTTGGACCGGACACCCCTTATTAGCCGAAGATGAGATCATCGCTTCGGTTGGGAAACCGATTGAGTTTGTGGAGGATCAAGGTGATGAGTCTGACTCATCAACCAGGGCGATCCACTCGCCTGTTCAGATCCGTGGGTTTGAAACGACCCGCCTTCCTTATCTAAAGGACGACGTCGTTTTGCCTTCTCGTAAGCCTTCCCCGGCTCCTGCTAGTCAGTGAGCGTACCTGGTTCCTTCTTCC